CTTTTTGCATCTTAGAATCAATATCAAACATTTATATAATACAAATATATATATTTGTATTATATAAATGTTTGATATTGATTCTAAGATGCAAAAAGTCTTATTATTTTATTTAGCGATAAATGCTGTAGTTTACTATTACAAACCTACATTTTGTTTTGATGAAAAAGGAAACTTTAAAGACTTTGGTGTTGGAGAAAAAAAAACAATTGTCCCTTTCTGGCTTATAACACTCGCAATAAGTATGTTGTTTTACCTTTATATTTCTGTTCAAAATGACGATTTTGTTTGATATCTTTTCTTATTATATATTTTTTTATAACCTACTATGAAACCAGAACTTGTTGACTTAGAAGAAATTTTTAAAGAAAATTCATCTATATTTTTAAAAGAAAAGAAACATGATTTACCAGTATCTAAGCCTAAAAAGGTAGATTATAAAGTTAGTTACAATTCTCTCTTTAATTTTTTAGGATTATGTATTGTAATAATTGGATTATACTTTCTTAATAAACGAAAAAAAGAAAAAGAAGAACGAAAACAAGAATTGGAAGGAAAAATCTATAAACTAAAAGATATTATAAAAAATAATAATGAGTTCATACTTTAATATATTTATAATTATAAAAGAATAATGTCAGGGCAAAGTGATATTGATTATTATCTAGAAAGTATAAGTGTTTTTTACGATGAAAAGCTTAAATTTTTATCAACAAAGGACAATTTTCTAAGATGTAAAGGGTGTCCGACAAATAAAGAATTCAAAGAAGAATATGATAGAGTTAGTTTAAGTTGTGGAGGTAAAGATGGTGATAAAGATTGCGGAATGAAAATAGTTATTAATTTCCCCAAATATGTTCATTATGAAAAAGATATGGATTTATTGAAAAATGAACTTGAGGCGGGATTAAATTTAGAGAAGATAAATGAATTTATGGATGTTTCTGAAAGTATCGAAAAAGATACTAGAAAAAGAAAAAAGATAGAAGAAGAAATGAAAAAAATAACAGACAATTTTTACAAAATTAATGTCCAAAATAAAAAAAAAGATATTGAAAACTTTTACAGGAGTAGAGTAGAAAAAACTAAAAGATGTAGAGAAATATTAAAAGACATCAATAATTTTGAAGAAAGTGAAAAAGTATTATTAAGAAAAGAATATGTTTCGCTTGTTAAACGATTAAATGAAGAATACATTAATATAAAAAATTTGATAGAAACATTTCAACCATATCACATGGTTAAAAAACCCGAAGTAACATTAATGAATAAAGTAGAAAGTGAAAAAAAGAAAATAATAAAAAAGAAAAAGAAACCCCAAGAAAATGATGGTATAAAGTTTTCTCAAGGTGATATTGTAAATTGGGATAATAAAGGTGTCATTACAAGTGGATTTATAAAGAGTTCTACTGAAGTAAAAGGGATGTATAAAATAGTTGATGATAATGGAACTACATTTTATGTTCCTAAAGATCAAATAAAAAAGGGTGAATTTGAACCAGAACCACAAATGGAAGAAGAAGAAGTCCAAGAATCTCCTAAACCAGAAAAACAAGGAAAACTATATTACAGTAATTCTAAAGAAAATAAATGGTTTTCTACATTCAATCTAGCAAATCCATTTAAATATAATGGTATGGAGTATCCAACAGTTGAACATGCTTTCCACGCACAAAAAGTAGCTGATGATGATCCCTTGGTTGAAGAATACAGATTGGCCTTATCAACCAATATTGTTGATGTACTAACGCCAAATGATGCTAATAAATTTGGTGGTAAAACATCTTTTAAAGAAAACAATTTTACTTTAAGAAGTGACTGGAATAGTATAAGATTAAAGATAATGGAAGAAATATCTAGAGAATATTATCAATCAAATAGAGAACTTATCGATAAATTGATAAATACTGAAGAAAAACTACTAATCCATAAAGGATTTAGAATAGATGACTACTGGGGTGTAAAAAAGGATGATAAAGGTGAAAATAATCACGGGAAAATATTAATGAAGTTGAGAGAAGAGTTTAAAAATGATTAATTATCCGTTAGAAGATTTGAAAGCTTCAAAGCACGAATCATGCGAGTTACACCAATACCTCCGCCCGACCTTTGAAAGAATGGCTTCTTAAGGAATTCTTCAAGTTCTGCTTCAACGCGCGCCTTTCCAAATTGTGCGAATAGCGTATTTGCGTATTCACCTCCAGAAATAGTGTAAAAAGTATCGCGCATAGCCTGAGGATCGCAACTACGCTCAGCACTTCCAATAGTTTCAATTCCGTGCATGATAACATCAATCTTGTTAGAATGAAGCTTGCTATCATGAAGCCTCATGTTCCAAAAGGGTGAGGTCCTTTCAGGGAAGTTTTCAAGGAAGAATACAGGGCCATGATCTTCACCGAGCTTTTCTTCATGTTCATTTTCTAATTCACCAGTCTGAACATCAACACCATATGTCTTACAAACATTGTCGTAATCATCTGATGGGAATGTTCCATCATCTTTTCTCTGGAAACCAAGGTAATCAAGCAGTTCGCCTTCCATCTTTCTTAGTTCATCAATACCCCCCTTTAGTTCAAACTCAAACATTGGGAAGATCCTGTCATGACGTCCAGGAACAGGATCAGGCTCATTGCGATATGATGTAGATACGCAAAAGAAACCATTTTCATCGGGATGTTCTAGAAGGTAGTGTTCAAGCCACATCTGTCCTGTCTGGGGAAGAGGCCAAATTTGACCTTCGTAGTTATAAGTTGCGATAGTCTTTGGATCTTCACATGCAGCCAAAATTGACTTTTTGTTTTGAGGATGGACTTCTCTAAATCCCTTAACCTCCTTAAAAAACTTTCTCATCTTGCTGACAACAATATCAAAGTTCTTGTAATTTTCTCCTTCCATTTTTTTAAATATAATTATTATTTATTTTTTAAGTATATTTTTAGCATTTCTTAACATTTTTATGTGTTTCAAAATATTGTCATAGTTCGCATTTTCAAATGTAGGGGTTATTGTTTTCATTTTTAAATTAAAGTATGATATTACTGCCAACAATATCAATAAAATAACTATTAATATGTAAAATCTCGTGTTACTAGAATTATCTTTTTCACTTTCCATATAACTAATATAAATATTTTTTATAGTTTATTTACATTTATATTTTTACAATACTATAATATATAGGGTTTAGAATGGCTTCTTCATTAAGTATTAGTAGAGCTTCTTCTGTTATGGGATCTATCCTAGATAGAAGTATAGATATTCCTAGAGATATTTCTTTTAGAGGTGACTTTACACTAGTAGATAGAAGTGGTGGAAGCAGTTCTGTATTAAGGGAGAGAGATCTGAAAAAACTCACTGAAGTTTCCGACGGAGAAGTATTATCAAATAAAGCACTTGTTGTTAATTCTGACAAAAATATCACTGGTGTTAATGAACAGACAAATACAGGTAAGATGAAATTTGATATTGTAAAAAATGAAGATGAAGGTTCTCTTGATTTAGTTTTTTCTAGAGCAAGAGGAAATACAATAAACAAAACGGAAACATATCATAGAAATCATATTGGTGTTATATCATATGAAACATATGTTGCCGGAGATTATACAGATACAGCTGGTATTGATGTAAATACCTATAAGAAAAGTTATTCCAATAAATATAGTGGAAGTGAAATCCTTTTTTCAAATACTGGTGGTAGCGATATAAATAGTGGAAAACACGATAGTTTAAAAATAGATGCTACAGGAAACACAAATATACTCAAAAGTAAAGAGCTAAGGCTTAATACTTCTAGATCTACAAATTATTCTAGTTTTAGACCTGCGATAAATACTCAGTCACCAGGTTATACGATGGAACTACCGGCAGGTAAAGGGGCTGTTGGAGATGTCTTACGTATTAATAGTGTTGGTTATGGTGGCGTGATAAGAATGACATCAAATGATCAGGGAGTGATTACAGAAGCAACTATTAATGACAGAGGTAAGGGATATGATCCAAATTATATTCCGGAAGTAAGAACTGAAGTAAATATGACAGGTGGAAAATTAAAAGAAAATGATAGTGTTGGTGGAGAAACAATTGCAGATGCAGATACCATCATACTTTCATCAAATGCTAAAAATATTGAACATTATTACAGGGGATGGATTGTTGAAACAATCAATCCTAATTTTAAAAGAATTATTTATGGTTATAATTCATCAGATAAAACAGCAACTCTTTCAAGCAACATTACATCATCTACAACAACCTTAACTCAATATAAATTGACTGAAGGACACTTCAGTGGTTTAATGAATATAAATAGCTCTCAAGAAATAACAATAGGTGTAATCATAACATTTAATGAAGCGAGTTACAATTATATTATTGATAATTATTTTCAAAATTGGACAATCTATGTAGATATTAATAGTCACCTTTATCATGGAACAATCACATCGTCTACAGCGAATGTAATATCTGATTATCCAATACATATATCAAACAATGTTATTCTTGTAAATTGGTCATTTGCTATTCCACCTGGTTCACATAGTAGTCGTATTTTTTCATTATCGAATAATACGATTATACCAGCTAGTATTCAAATTACCAGTTTAGATTCTAGTGGAGAAATAGATTCTATAGAGCTACATGATGGTGGTAGAGGTTATATTCCATCAGTTACTATAGATGTCCCTATTTCTTCACAAAATAAATTAGAGTGGAGTAAAAATAGTCTTGAAATTGAAGCATGGGGATACGACAAAATAGAAAGTTATTGTACTGGAGACGGATTTACAGGATCAACAACAGAATTTAGTTATATACTAATCAATCAAACAGATTCTCTCATAGATGATGGTTCATCTCCATTAGTAACACAAATATCAAACGGTTCATGGACGGTTGAATTAACAAATAAAGACTCAAGTATTACTTCTTGGACTAAATTTTATGGTGTTGTTAGACATTATGATCATACTAATGGTAAACTATATATTAATACTGGAAATAGTGCTACAGAAAATGCAATACCAACAACAAATACATCAACCCTCTATAAATTAGTAAAATATACTGAAAGTGGTTTTACAGGACCATATAGTGATTCTTCTCTCTTACTTGGACAAGAATCAAGTTCTTCAGTTGTTCCAAAATACAGCGAATCCAATACCAATGATAATCATTATCAGAATTGGTTATTTATTTCTTATGGATATGGAATTTATGATATTGATGATAGTTTTACAGGTGTGATAACAAATTATGATGGCACGACTAAACAAGCAACGGTTGTCCTTTCAAATAATAATAATGGTTCTTTTTCGGGACCATCTACATATATTCTATCTAACACGAGACCATATGGAACAAGTTTAAAAGCTGGTCCTGGATTAGCGGGTGGTGGTAATTTAGCAAATAATGTTTCTGTTGAATTAGATTTATCAACCCATGATAGTAACGGTGATACCTCTAATTATGCTCTGCATAATCAGATTGATAAAATATTAATATATTCAGCTAATGATAAAAATACTAAGATGCCTACTATGACAAATTTTTTGTCGGCTATAAGTGGAACAGGTCTAACATCCGGAAGTAGTGGTTTAATTGTGAATAATTCACAGAGTTTTGTATCAAATATATCTGATAATTTTAAAATGTATTCAACAAGTGGTCTTCATTCATCTCATTATATAAATATAGGAAAAGATGACAGCGAACATTTAAATATAAAAAATGAATATGACCTTTCTAATAATTTAAAAAAAACAATTATTAAAACACAAAGTAATAATACAGGACGCGATACATCATTACAATTTGATATTCAGGACGGCGTAGATGTATTAACAATAAATGACGATGGAATATCTGTGAAAAAAGGTATCGTAGAAAGTATAACTATATCTAATTCAGGAAGTGGTTACACAGTCGCCCCACAAATAACATTTTCACCTTCTCCTTTTGGAGAAGATTTCACCGCCACAGCTACATGTACTATTAGTAATGGGGGAGTAGATAGTATTACGATTACTAGTAAAGGTTTGGGTTATTCATCAAGTTTTTTACCAATTATAACTCTTACAGAAAACCCATCTGGAACTTCTGCAGTTTTAACCCCAGTTATTAATGATTCACGCAATATAATCGGTCAAATAAACAATAGTAACGTAGAGTTTGACGGTTATTTTAGAAATTTAATTATCAGTGGTGATCAAACATTTAATGGTATCCTTAGGTTTGAAGAAGAAGGTGCTGTAGCAATTGCTAATCCAGCTAATCTTGATTTTTCAGAAAACAATAGTACATTTCTTTTTGGTTATAATGTGGGTAAAGGTGGTGGTGGGATAAGAGGAGAAACCAATACTAGATCAACATTTGTTGGATATGGGGTTGGATACAACTCCACTGATGAGGCTATTAATAACACATTCTATGGTTTTGAATCTGGAAAAGAAAACCAAGGAGGTAAATATAATACTTTTATTGGTTCTAGTTGTGGTATAAATTCTTCTACGTCCGACTACAATACATATGTGGGTTATGAATCATCAAAAGAAATAAATGGAAGTTATAATACTTCATTAGGATCTTTTGCTGGTAATGGTTCCAGTTTAAATAAAAATATAACCAATAATGTTTTTATAGGTTATAATTGTTTGAAAACAGGATTAGGAGGAAATTATAATACATATGTTGGAGATCATTCAGGTTTTAACTCTAATTGCGATGACAGTGTTTTTATAGGTTATAATAGTGGTTATCACTCGGATGGAGATGGTAATGTATTTGTAGGAAGAGAATCTGGATTTAATACAGATACATCTCTTTTTAATACTTTAATTGGTTATCGTAGTGGTTATTATATAGATGGTAATGATAGTAATGTTAGTCCTGGTTATACAGGTAATGCCTTTATGGGATATAAATCAGGATACAATCTAAAAGGGACATCATCAAGAAATATTGTTATAGGTCCCGATGCTGGTCCAGTTGAAATTCTAACAACCGACGAAAATTATGATGAGGATATAAGTAACATTGAACATTTCAAAGTATATATCGATACAAGAGGTCCTTCAAATACACCTTTATTACTTGGAGATCAAAGTGATAATACATTACAAACAATAAAACTTAACGCGGCTGTTACAATCAGTAATGAGGCTAGTGCTGGAACACTTGAAGTCCAAGGCGGTGAAATTAAAGTTTGGGCTGGTGGTATGACAGCGGATACAGAAAGCGCCTATAAAATCAATTTCCCTAGGGGTGGCTCTGGTTCAAGTAGCAGGAGAAATATACAAATAACTAATAGAGACAGAGGAATCTCTTCTTTGACAGACACCAGTCTAGATCAGTATGGTATTACTATGATAGGATATAATATGCCAACTAATCCAGGACATAGAAATACATTAATAGGGGCTCAAGCTGGTGAAAGTCTAACACAAGGGAGTGGGCCCTCAGATGAGGGTGGTGAAAACACTTTTATTGGTTCATTTTCTGGAGGAAACGCGACTAGCGGTAGTTATAATACTGCTATTGGTGTGGAAGCCGCGTTCTGGCTTAACACCGGTGATCAAAATATATGTATAGGAGATAGATCTGGTTATAAAATTACAAGCGGAGATAGTAATATTTGTATTGGTATTGGTGCTGGCCCTACTTCAGGACAAGCTACACATAATAAAAAGTTATACATTGATGCGGGGGTTGTCCTCACAACAGATACGCGCGCATCATCAGGTAGTGGTGAAAATTCTCTCATTTATGGTGATCAGAGCACGTCATCAGCACAAACATTAAGTTTTAATGCTGAAGTAACTGTTCGTAAAAACCTCAACCTTAAAGGTGGTTATTTAGAAGGTGGTGATAGCCACGGAAGTACTATATCTATAAATGCCCCTAAGGGAAATACATCATCTGATAATGAAAAAGATACAAACATTCAAATAAATACAGCTGGATATGGCATTAAAACAACGAATTCGGCGTCAACCACTACACATTCAAATGTATTAATAGGAGCAAAACTTGGAGCAAGCAATGCTAACACGACAGGTTCTCTAAATGTAGTCGTGGGGGCATTTGCTCTAGAGAATTCCCTATCTGATATAGGTTACCACAATACTCTTATTGGCGCAAAAGTTGGAACATATCTAAATAAACCTAGTAACGTTATTCCTAATAGAAATACAGCTGTAGGTTTTCGTTCACTTGGTTCTGCCTCGGATCCGAATAGTAATCCAACAACTACAGGATATCAAAATTCATGCTTTGGAGGATATAGTGGAGGACAAATGAGTTCGGGTTATAATAATATATGTATAGGATATACTTCTGGATATCAAATTACAGATGGATATGCTAATATTTGTATTGGTATTGGCGCTGGCCCTACATCAGGACAAGCTACTCATAATAATAAAAAGTTATACATTGATGCGGGGGTTGACCTCACAGCAGGTAGTGGTGAAAATTCACTCATTTATGGTGATCAGAGCACGTCATCAGCACAAACATTAAGTTTTAACGCAGATGTTACAATAAAAAATACATCAAATTCTAGTGGTAATTTGACCGTTGAGGGTGGATTAACTGTTGACGGAACTTTAACGACAAATGAATTAGCAGCATCATTGACGGCTACTTCACTAACAATACAAGATAACAATATAGATGTAAATCCTTCAGATGGAAGAACAAGTTTTGGTTATAATTTATTCCTTACAAATAATAGTCATAATGTAGATCAAACAAATATTAGTTATAATACTTTTTTTGGAACATATCAAAATCATATAGATATTACATCGGATATTACATCGGATGCTGTAGCTAACACTGCTTTTGGATTTTCCAATCTAGAAAATATAACAAATGGACAACATAATACGGGTATTGGAACTAGCAACCTTTATTCCTTAACTACTGGAACGGGGAATGTAGGTTTAGGGGGAGATAATTTAAGAATGTCTACTACATCAACTTATTCATTGGGGATTGGTTATCATAATTTATATGATTCTACTGGAAGCTTTACTAATAATATAGGTATAGGTTATGAAAATTGTAGGTATCTAACGGGGAGTAATAATGTAGGTTTAGGTAGAAAATGCCTACAAGGTTTATCAAACGATGGAACTGTAAGTTATTCGGTTGGTATAGGTTACGAATGCGGTATAAATAGTGTGGGGAGCTATAATTATTTAATAGGAACAAATTGTGGTAGAGAAATTTCTGGAAATTCAAATGTAGGTATTGGGATCGGGTGTTTAAAATATCTACAAACCGGAAATACTAATGTAGCTATTGGGAGTAATGCATGTAGAGGTCAAAGTTCAGGAACAAGAAATTTCAATTATAATATAGGTATTGGGAATAACGCTTTATTAGGAATTACAAGTGGTTCCCATAATACTATCATAGGTTATGATTCTGGAATAGGAATTAGTTCTTCAGTATATAATGTTTTTATTGGTAGTTATTCTGGAAGAGCAGTTACATCGGGGGGTTACAATATTGGGATTGGTGGTTATTCCGGAGCTGATAATACTACTGGAGCTTACAATGTATCAATTGGATACTTTGCTGGACGCCAAACAACAGGAAACCGTAATATTACTATTGGACATCGTGCTGGACCAGCTACAAATGAAGTTGGTTTAAGTGATAGATTATACATAGATAATTCAAGGAGAGGGGATGGATCACTTATCTATGGAAACATGTCGGATAGAAGTGTCAGAATCAATGGTAGTTTTTCTGTAAGTGGTAGTATAAGTTTCTCAGGAACACTCTCATCAGATTTGTCAGGTGGTGTAACAGTCCCTTCAAATAAAACCCTTAACCTATCAAGCATTAATAATGTTAATATAACGGGAACAAATTCAAGTATGTATCTAGGTTATCTTAGTGGTTACAATATCAAGAGTAGTTCAACTATAACTGGTAATACATGTATAGGATATCGGAGTGCTAGGAATTCAAATTCAAGTGCTGATCACAATACATTCATAGGTTTTGAATCAGGTTACACTAATTCATCTGGAGAGTTAAATACATTTATAGGGGCTAGGGCAGGATATAGTAATTCAACCGGTTACAGGAACACATCTCTTGGGTTTTATAGTGGATATTATCTCTCAACCGGACACTTTAATACATGTCTTGGATATAATTGTGGTCCAACGGGGCCTTCATCTGCTTCCTATTATCTTTACATAGACCCTGTTTCTAGAAAAGGGAGTAATTCACTTATCTTTGGTTATGGTTATGGAACAACTACATCAAGGTATATTCGTGTTCAAGGATATTTTTATGTAAAATATGGAGCGTCTTCAGCTTTTGGATGGACAACAACTTCTGATAGAGCTCTTAAAAAAGATATCTTACTACTGAAAGATAACATAAATGATAAAATTGATTTACTAAAACCTGTAACATACAGATTAAAATCAACGGATAAAAAAGACATAGGATTTATAGCTCAGGATGTTAAACCATTATTCCCATATATTGTAACAAAAGACAAATCTGGTTTTCTTGGTATTGATTATTCTAAATTAACACCATATCTTGTAAAAGGGGCTCAAGAAACAAACAAAAAGATAAGAGAATTAGAAGAAAAACTAGAAGAGGAACGTTCTGAAAGAATAAAAATGAAAGAGTTCTTTCTAGAAGAAATAAAGAAACTAAGAGATGAAATTAAAAAATAAAATAAACAATTATTTATAAACTAAACCAGCCATACCAGAAGAAACAACTAAAACATTATAATTCATAGCATATACACATAATCTTTCATTAACAAAATTATAGTTTGTTGTAAATATAAGATCAGCATCATCTATTCGTGAAAAATTACATGAACCACTCGGCTGAAACTCTTTAGGATTTAAAGAAAAACTATACATATAAATATGTTTTCCAGGGACTTTTAATCCACTATTTAAAGGTTGTAAGAGTCTAAAATAACTTGCATCTCTCTCATAAAAACGATCAATACCATTTAGTCGTAATTTTGCTGTTTTAAAAGATTCATATGAAGGAACTGCATAAATCATTTCCTTATTACCTTGACCATTTGCTTGATAATTAAAATAATCATTTTTATTATTCTGTAACTGTCCCGAAATATTTAAAATGGTATCTGTATCCGAAGAACCATTACCAGATTCTGAATTAACAGTCCGGTCTTGAACTACCCAGAAAAGTTGTTTTACAGGATGATAAAATTTTAATGGATTTATTAATTCCATTTCCTTTTCATATACTTGAACTTGTTGTATAAGATATGCTTTTTTTTCTAATATATATTTTCTTTTTTCATCTTCATCTAAAAAGATGTAATCACACCATAACTCTACATCGGGTTCTGTATTTGTAAACGCTAGTTGTCCGTCTAAATTAAATAAATTTTCAACTGATCTTATCAACATATGAATTTCAACCTCATGTTTCGTTATGGCTACTATTGGCAAGTATAAACCAGGATTATCACAAAACCAAAAATGTAATGGTATATAAAGTTTTAGATAATGTGGATCCTGATTACGACTACCCTTTTTAAAATATCCAAATTTACCGGGATGTTTATTTAATCCAATCCATTCTTGTTCATCTTTATCATAAACTTCATTATATATATCCATCCATTTAGAGGTATGTTTATCGATTGTTTGACCTCCGATTTTTAATTCACATTCTTTTAAAAAGGCGTGAGCAGTATTATTCACCCAATTTAAATAAGTTCCTCCTTCTGTTATGTTTCGCGCATCTCCTCTATATAATTTTACTTCAAGAGACATCTTACCAATTAAATCTCCAGCACGTGATAATTTTGATTTTATAAGTCTTTCACCCATTCCTTTCTCAGTAATTTGTTGTCTTATTGATTCAATAGAAAAATTTGTGTATCTTCTATAAACCGCTTTAAAAAATGTAAATTCTGGGTTTCCAGTCAAGTATGTGTCCATTTTACCTTTGATGACTAATTGTAATATTCCCCCTCCCATTTACTATACCTATATTAATTATAATTATATTTAACTTGAGTAAGCTAATCCCCCCATTCCAGACATAATTCTCAAAATATTATAATTCACAGCATATATATTACTTATTGTAGCTGCTTTATTAAACAATAACTTCGCACTATCAATCCTTGAAAAGTTACATGAACCACTTGGCTGATGTTCTTCAGGTTCTAAAGAAAAAGAATAAACATAGATATCTTTTTTAAGTTGCGAACATCTAGAAACAGGGTTCTGAACACGTGCTATTATCTCAAAGCTAACTCTATCATTAAGGGTAGCTGTTAAACCAATACTGTCATTAAACTTTATTTCATAGACTGTTTTTCCTGTTTTAAGAGTATTACTTTTGAATACCTCTAAGACGGTTAAATTACGAACATGATTCTCTACCTTTTTTCCAGCGGTAGCAGATTGAACTGTTACATCTAACTGATCAACTAAACTATCGTCTATTGTTACCAATCTATCGGTTGTTCCACCAGAGCCGTTCTCCTCAGTTATTTTTCTTTGAAGATTTACACCTGAAGAACTAGTAGTATGTGGTGTATGTAATAATATTTGACGAGAACTGTCCTCCTCCTGTCCTCCTACAACGGTTTCGGGAGCTCCCAGGAGCTCCCCGCCTGACCAATACTTAATAGGGTCTGGATCTGTAGTGCCAGTTAATTCTATAGTATATGTTTCACTTTTAAAGTAATTAACACGGACAATATCTCCAACTTTAAAATCCATTGAAGGATTTGGTGAAGATCCACCACTAATAAAAAGAAATTTTGATGTATTATCTGTTAATGTGCTTGAACTACTCGTTCTATCATCTATTTCTATATTATTAAATACATTGTTATTGTCTTCATTTCCGAAATCTTCTAAAGAACCCCCCCCACTATTTTGAAATGTATATTCTTTACTAAAGATTGATTCATTTAACAATACTGGATCTTCTCTTTCTTTAATATTATATCCTGGTATAGATGTATGGTATTTATAAGGTTGTTCTAACATAAAATATTCTTTGTCTCTTTCATAAAACCTATCATGACCATTAATTGAAAATTTTATCTTGTGATCTGTCATAGGTGTATCTGTTGGTGTTGTCCATATAATTTCTTTAATAGGATGTTCTAAGTTTAATTTAAAAGACTCAGAAGAAACATCTTTTTCTTTTTGTATTTGTAATTGTTCAATTAAGTATTCGTGGGAAACTTGAGAAAAACGACGTCTTTCATCTGTATCAAGATATACATAATCACACCACACTTCTACAGCGTGTTGTGTTGTAAGACTTTGACTTGTTCTTGTTAAATTATCATTTTTAGAACTATTATAAATACCAACTCCCCATGTAAATTTCATTTGTATCTCATGATATTGGAGGGCTATTAACGGTAATGCTAAACCAGGATTACGACAAAACCAAAAGTTTAGGGGATAACGGATCATATCCTGTTTTGTATCTCCTCCAGTAATTAAATTATTATTAAAAGAACCAGACATATACTTATATCCATCTGTTTTTGAAACAGATGTTGTTAGTTCACTCCATATTTGATTCCATTCTTTAAAATGCTTATCAACCCTCTGACCCCCTATCTCTATTTCCACATCCTCTACGATGCTATCGCCACACAAACCAACAGTATTATTAGAATCCCTTTGTTTTGCTAAAACAAAAACACCCGTAACTAAGTCACCATTTCTAGAAATGGTTACAGTTGCTTTATTGTTTACATTATCAATGCCTATAAAAGACTGGCCACTGATATTTTGTTTGATTGTTTCCATAGAAAAATTAGTATGTCTTCTGTAAACAACTTTGAAAAATGTAATTTGTGGGTTTCCCGTTAAATAAATATCTTGTGCTCCATAGGCTACCAATTGCATTATTCCACCACCCATTTTTATAATATTATAATATAAAAGAAAAAAATATTAATGAAATAACTTTACAAGAAGATATTATATAGATCCGATAAATTGAGAAAAGAATGCTTTTGTTTCATTTTCATCTTTCTCTAAATCAAGGACTTGCTTTACTGGATTCATTATCTGATTAGAGATATAGAAATCGAAATCTAGTTTTAAACTTTTTTCTTGAATGTAATCTGGATGCTCAATACGATTACCTTGTAGTATCTTTTTAGGTTTTGGCTTACCTTTTTTAGCACCACTCTTGTAAAGGTTATTATAATCATATAGATCGCTATCTTTGAGTTTTATATAAGCATATGGGATACGGTCATTTGGCTTTGGTTTGTTACCTGGATTTCTCTCTGCCATTCTATCTGCAAGAACCTTATGTGCGACACCTGTAGGATTTTTGTAAAACCCTCTCAAAGATTTTGATATGATAAAGTAACTTTTATCCATTTTACCATCTTTAATTTCTTGAAGTGTTTTTCTCAACCATTCAATCGCTAAGTCTACGCTACGTTTATTCATAATAATTTCAATTACATTTCCAAATACATACTTACATATAGGGGCATTATCCCTTCTCTTCATTACAATACCCATAGAAGTTCTTTCTTTAGGTTTTTCATGGTCTAATTCATATTTATCCCCTGTATATCTCTTTTTTGATATAAGAATGAATGGATAAAATGTTTTTTCATATTCAAGGTCTTGTGGATGATGTAACATATTTTTTGTTACCCACTCACCTGCTTTAACACCGCAATCAATACAATAACGAACTGCCTCTTTACCTTCGAGTATTTTACCAGTATCTTTATCTTTTCTAGAGAATTTTACAAACACAGAATCTGTATCTCCGTAAACAATATCTGGTTCATCATATCCTGCTTCTTTAGCCCATCTTTTAACACCAAGGCTAGCATCATCTATCCTTTGCCTACCAATCGCGGTTGTACATGCTGCTATCTTCTTAAAGAATACTGGACTTGTTTTAGCACCCATTTGACCATAAACAGAGTTTGCTGTAACTTTATATGCTAACTGAAAACCATCCAAAACCTTCTTTTTATTTTCATCTTTTGTAAGTTTAATCTTTTCACGCGTAGATTTTCTCGCATCAAGGAATTTTTGTAATACTTTTGGAATAATAGCCATTGATTCTTTTATAATCACATCATCTTCATTACGCTTATTTTTCAAGAAATAACATTTTGTTTTGGTATCTGCTTTTTTCTTATGGACTGTTTTACCCCTTTGCTCATATATATAATCATCATATTCAATTTCCCAGAAGTTATCAAACCCTCCATTATATTCAATTACCTTTATAAGATCAGGATTGTTTTTAATATCTTCTTCAGTTCCAACAAATGTTTCATGTGATAAATTCTTTTCTATAATAGATGAAGGATAGAGTGAAGCATAATCCAAAACACTTACAGGATCATCCGAATATATTCCGGGTTTAGGCTCCAAAACAATCGCTCCTTCAAAACCATCATCACTTTGACTATCTTTAAAACCAACCAATGTAGGAATACGTGTTTTTTCTTCAGAACATACCTTAGTAATAATTGAATTAATTTTGATACCTTGACCACGAAGGAAAATATATGATATTGGAACCCATGATACAGACGCCATACCAATATTATTTGGAATCATATCCAATTGTAATAGTAAATGAATACAAAGTTCACAATCCATAATACAATACTTAGCAACTTCTGCACGACCTTTACTACCACCATACTTATGCTTATCGAAAATTTGCTGAGGAGATATATCATCCTTAGCTAAACACCACTCATATGAAATAAGTGAATCTTTATACTTTTTATTTACACCTCCAACTCTTGTTTCATATATGTAAATATTTTTATCTTCTACATCTAAGAGCTCCACCTTAAATTTCTTACCATTAAGAAACTTAAATGTTCCAAATTTTGTATTAAGATTGATAGTTATATAATCACCAACCTTAAGATTACCTACACTACTAACATTCATATTTACACCAAATCTTCCATCTCTCTTAGCACTTTTTACGTTTTTAATCTTCCCCTTCATAAAATGAGCAGATACATCATCCAACTTATATGATTCTAGAGCATGACCTTTTTGAATCTCTTTTTGAATATCAAATACAATACGACCATCCATAGAAATATATTTAAGAACATTATCACCAAGACCAGATGAACTAAGTTGTTTTGACTGAACCTTACACTTTTTTTCCCAATGATTGTTATAACCACGAAGTGACTTCATAGTTGTAATTGTTTCATCCTTATTTTGAATACGTTCTAAATCCTCTTTACTTACAAGATCCGAATCTCTATTTCTCATTAAACGCCCAAGTCTGTAAAAGTCATTTTTAGGACAATCTTTATCACAACTTGAAAATGTTTTAGTATTTTTACATTTACCACAACATGAGAATAGATAGTCAATCCTCTTGTTAATGTAATCAAAATCAAACCCAAAGATATTATATCCTGTAATGAAATCTGGATTATAATGTAATATGACATCTTTCCATTTTAGCAAAAGCTCTTTTTCATTGCGACACTCAATGATTCTAACTCCTGGAATATCATCACATATTTTTTCATCGGGTTTATCTTCATTTCCAATAATAACCATCACTCGTTCAAAACATGATACTTCTCCAAAACGATGAAACACACTTCCAATTTGAATAATTGGATCACCTTTTATTTCTATATTTTCACCTTTATCATTTTCAAATCCATTGAATATTTTCGTCATCTTTTCAATTATTGATTCACGTGTTTTTGATGATTCTTTAGAATTATCAAGGTCATCAAAGAATTTTTGATTATTTATTTTCTCAATGACACTATCAAAGCTTTTTTGAGAATAATTACCATTAATTGTATAGATATTTTGAACATCATTAGAGCCTTCTTTAAAACAGTCTGTCAAACAATTTTTAAAGAACTTACATTTTATAGGAACAGGACTCAAATTAATTGAATTTCTAAAATATGATTCGTGAATATCTATAGCAACTTTTTTAAAGTCTTTTACTGGATCTGGAAAATCTCCATGAGATGAATCACATTCAATATCAAACGATGCTGTAATAAACCCTGGGATAGTTTCACTTTCATATGGTTCAATATCTTTCATCTTAAGATTATTAATTTCAATATCAACATTAAATGACTTACTATCATCATCAATCCAACGGTCCTTTTTAGCTTTTACAGATACCCATCCACAAGATTTTATCTCTTTAGAATGTAGGAAACGGAGCATTGGGTGAATCTTAGCTTCATACATGTTACTGTCACAATCGCAATTATGTGACTGATGAAACCAATTGATATATTTAGAATCAGCTGTTTCCAACTTAGGTTCGCCACTCTTAAAACCATAACATATTTTACCTTCATCAATATGTTTTAGATTATACTTGTAAAATGACGTGACTGCTGAAATACACTTTTTCATATCTCCATATGTATCAAAACTTATTTTGATAAACTTATAGTTCATTACCTTTTTTGTATCATGATCGTAATTAAAGCCATAAAAGTTTTTAAAAGAATCTTTTTCTATCTGATAATAATTTCCATTCCAATTGTTTTTAACTCCTGGTTTATAACCTTTTACAAAATTTGTAACATTTTGTAAAAACTTATTCACATATGTATCAGTCCAACCATTAACAACACGAATGTAAAAGAAAGGTTTGAAACCCCCTACATTACAAACTACATTTAGTCCTTCTTTAGTCTTACCATAAAATGTAATCATAAATTCTCTATCCCAAAAGTCTCCACCAATAGGTACATCATCTGATTGTATATCGATGATATGAAATATAAGATTATCGTCCATTATATTATGAATATGTGTATTGATTTTAAATCATATATAATTCAAATTTGGAATAATATAATATAAGATAAAATAAAGGATGGATAACTTTGTCGTCTTCTTTGGTAGTTTTTTAGTTATATTTTTAATCCTTAAAAATATATATGCTAATAGGAATATAAAAAAAATAATATCACGAAATGATAATAAAGAGTATTTTGTAAGAGATCTTGAAAATTCTCAACAAGCAGCTGAAAAACTTTCTGTTATTAATGGAAAAATACAAAAATTAATACAATCCCTTGATGTAAATGAAAGGGAGGGTATAGATAGATTGAAAAATAAATATAACCCCAATACTCTTTCTGAAACAGAAGAAAGTTCAAAATATACATCTTATTCACTGAATAAAGGTGAAAAAATAGCATTATGTATACGTAAAAAGGGAGAACCGAAAGAATTTATAGAAGACAATACAATTATGTTTGTAGCTGTTCATGAGTTAGCACATATAATGACAGAAAGTGTTGGTCATGAACCTGAATTCTGGGATAATATGGCCTTCTTACTTAAGAAAGCAAATGATATAAATATATACAACCCTGTTGATTATAGTAAGAATAATATAGATTATTGTGGTATGGAAATAACAACCACACCGTATGATTTTAAAAAATAATATTATAACTATTAATATATATATGGATACTAATTTCTGTAATAGTCACGATATCCCTAAAAGGATATACAAGTGTTGTTCACTAAAAGAGAAAAAAGTATTTGTCTTTTTAAGTATCTACTTTATAGAACATAATTTCTCTAAAGATGAAAAAGTAACGTTTTTAGATAAAGGTATTCGTCTTTATGGTAAAATTGTAGGGGTGACTGAGAAAAGGATAAAGATTAAAAAGGAAAATAGTAAAAGTAAAAAAAACTGGGATTTTACGATACTTCCTGAACAAGTAAATCGTATTCACATATTTGACACAATAATCGGTAAAATTTCCGAAAATATCAAAAATGGTAAAAGAGACCTTTTTGAAGGATGTAATAAAACAGATGTTAACAAGTTAAGGGGATTTATAGGTGGTAAAGATATCATAGAAGAACTCTTCCCACTATCTAAAGAAGGTTTTGAACATGTATTTATCTTTGATCAAATGATTTATGAAGATGACACCACAGACATTGTTTTAAAGAAAATATCATATCATTGTAGTCCTATAGATTTTGAGTCTTACAAATATATTTATGCTTCATATTTTAATAGTTCTGGAGAAATACTGCCTTTAGGTTTTGAATATAAGGATGAAAAAGTTTGGCATTCCAATGATTTACTAACAAAAGATTTATGTGATATCTTTGAAGAAGAAAAAAAACAAGATGGATTAAATATCATTGAAAAGAAATATGAAGAAATTATTGAAAAAGTTGATATCAAAGGTAATATTATCTATTTTATCAACTTTGAAGATTTCATTGAACGTCATGAATTAAATACGATTGATTTTAAAAAATGTAGTGATGATGATCATGATTTAAATGATTTTAAAACAAATATAATCAATAAATATTGGCCTCACCTAATAAATGAAAAAATGGAAACAATTATTGGTAGAACAGATAATAAAAAAGATGAATATCTAAAAGAAAAAGAAAAATTAAATTTTTATAACAGGGGTAATCTTTTAATCCATGGAAATATAGATAAAGAACACGAGTGTGAACAAACAGTTATAAACTATTTTAAAAAGACTAAACGACAAGAAAAAAGTTTAACAGTAGATCTTTTTAAATTGTTCACAGATTTAGAACTTAGCAAAGATATCCCTTTTGTAAAATGGATTAGTGGTAATAATGATAATAAATATTACAAGCTTTATAAAGATTCTATCCTTTATGAAGGGTATGATGAAATGAGTGAAATTAATGGGGTGAATTTTCCAACATGTCGCGAATGGATCAAAGATTTATATAGGAGTAAGAAACGATCACTAGAAAAAATAAATAGATATGATGTAATTCACAAAGAAGATATAATTTCATTTAAAATATTTTCTCAAGAAGGGCTTTATTGTGATTTTGCAATTCACATAGACGGAACTCTTGATTTTATCATTAAAAAAGATAAAGAAAACAAAGGTATTACATCAAAAAAAGGAATAATAGAACTTATTGGTTTGTGTAACAATCTTATCAAAAAATTAAATGATGAAAAAAAATATTCAGAAGATAAATTGGTAGATTTTGGTACAGATGAAGAGATAGAAGAAATCTTTTTTGGTGAAACGATTGATTTTATTGATGCTAAAATTTCATACAAAAAAAGTGAATATGAAGTAGAAAATGGTATAGAAAATGAAGATGAAAAAAAAGAAGATGAAAAATTACTACCGCCTTTTGTAAAAGGTGAAAAGACAAAGTTATTCATTCCAATTTTGAGAAAAGTTTGTAATAATCTTTCAATGTTTTTTAGATATATGAATGAAGATGATGATGAAAATATCCCTACAAATATAATTGGTCTTCAATATAATAGATCATCAAACTTTACAAACTCAAATACAATTCAATCTCTTATCACGGTATACTTAAACAAAGGCGTATATAAAGAAGAAAATAAAATTATCAATGATATTACAAAGGTATTTAATGTTACTCCTGATTTTGTAAGACAAGAAATATCTTCAATCAAAGAAATTGAAAGTGAAAAAGAAAAATATAGAAAAACAACCGTCGTTGATGAAGATACTCCCGATATAACAATTTCTGTTCGTAGCAACTATGTAGATTTCGAAGTAAGAAACATGAAAAGCTTCATGGAATTTCAAAGAATTACATCTTTGACAAAAATAATTATGTCCTTATTTAAAAAGTTTGTTAATGATGATAAAATATTTGAAGAAAGGTTTTTAGGTTCTCTTTTTAAAGATGACACACTTAATGTAAAGAGTGAAATAATTGACGAAGAAGTAGAACAAGTTAATGTTCAAGACCTTTTAGCAAATATTGATTCAGACAGTTCAACACTTTCAAGTTCAGAATCTTCTATGGAAAATGCCAGTGAAGAAAGTTCTATGGAAGAAGTAAGTGGGGGTGGTCAATCAGGAGGAGCTCCATTAAGATCATATTATCTTAAAAGATTAAAAGAAAATGATAAAAAACTCTTTAATCCCGATAAGCCTTGGACCGTAAAACAAAAGAATGGTGATTTATATGGATATGCGAAACAATGCGGTGCGGCTATTGATAGACATCCTGTATCTATTACAACCGACGAATTAAAAAGAATAAATAATTATGACCCATCTATATCAGGTAAAGACTCTTATTCAAAATCTATAACTGTTCCTAGAAGAAATAAAGATATTAATTATATTTGTCCCCAGTATTGGGATATTTCACGTGAAATACCTCTTACAAAAGAATATGTTGATAAACATAAAAAAGATATAATTAAAGATAAACAAAACAAAGAAAATAATACTATTTTAGAAAGAAAGGGTAAATATTGGGATGGTATTCCAAATGAAGATTCATACAAACATATCTTACCTGGTTTTTCAAAGCTTATTATCCATCCAGACGGTTATCAATTACCATGTTGCTTTTCAAAAAGAGGATTAGAAAACGAATATGCTCAAAAAGAAGAGGAGTCTCAAGAAGAAGAAGAACAACCCAAACCTAAAAAAGAAATAAAAAAGAGTCCCAAGAAAGTTAGTGAAAAGTTATGTAAAATAAATACAAAAGAAACACTACCAATTAGTGTCGGACAATGCTCTCAATTACCTAAAAAATTAAAAGAGATGCTTACACAAGATAAGATTTTTGAATATGATACAAATTTATCTGTATCAAATGGTTTTATAAGGAAGGGTGTCGCACAGAATGAAAACGATTACGTTTTTAAAGAATCATCCTTTATAAATTCTCTAATAGAATTATTAGATTATAAGGGAGACCCAAAATCTTTTATAGAAAATGAAATAATAAAGCCTCTTCGCTCCAATATAGAATATTATCAGTATTGTCCCTCATTACATAAATTATTCAGGAAAAAAAATGTAACAAAACTGGATAGACAAGACATGAAACAATATACTAATAAGAAATCTTTTAGAAATAGATTTGGCGAAGATGATAGAAAAACTCTTTCAAGTTTATTATCAGCGAGTGAAGACAAATTCAATATTAATTCGGCAAAGATTAGTTATATGTATTCATTAGTTTTATCTTTAAAAACATATATTGATTTCTTAAGAAGCGATGAGGAGAAAAAAGATGAATATATCATACCAGTCTTAAATTCAATATTAAGTGAAAAGATTAACATAATTGTATTTGAGAAATATGATGAACGTATTAAAATAAAAAACACTGAACAAAATGAAAGTGATAATTACTGCTTTATGATAAAAGATGGTCATTATTATGAACCGATTGTTTATCGTGTCAATATGTTGAAAGAACAATACGAAGTAAAAGTTTTATCTAGAAATATCTTTAATACATTCGAATATTTCAATAAAGAAACAATAAAAAAAGTATTTGTTTCTCCATACCCAAGAGGTAGAGATCCAAGTTTAAGATCAGGAATTACGGCAACAAAAATAAATAATTTATCGTGTAAAAAGGGGGCTAAATATTGTACAGAATGGTCACCCTATGAAAAAAAGGTTAAAAAAGGAACTGAATTAAGATGGATTGAAAATGATGTAGAAAATTGTCCCAATAGTGGTAAAAAGAACTATGCTAAATTTGTAGGTGAAGAAGGTGATTTTGTAGTTACCGATATTGGCAAGGTTAAAAAAGAAATGGTTTTTGTAAAAACAACAAAACAAGTCGCTCCTCAATTAAAAGAAGGTTTGAAAAGTAAGACTAGTTGGTTATGGATTGAAAGAGATTGTGATAATATTCATGATAAAGATATTGAATCACTCATACGTAAAAACTATGATAAAGATGGTGACAAATTACTCCTTGATCTTTCAATGAGAAGTATAGGGAAGTTAAAAGATGATGATGAATTATTAAGAGCCCTTTCATCACACTTTTTTATTATTAATCGTATTATAAATGATCTAGAAAAGCTAAAAGGGAGTGAACGTATTCAATATTTAGAAGTTGAAAATAAAGGGGTTAAACATTACATTAATAATTATTCGGAAATAACCCATGTTTTATATGAAAGAGATGATGGAAATATACTATTACCAATTAAGCCTATGAAGATGACACCTGAAAATAAAAATCTAGAAATAATCTATGAGATAAAAGATTATCCTCAATTTAATTTTGTAAAAGAATATCTAAAAAGATTAGATATCAACATACAAAAAATAATACAAAACAAAGAAGGTCAAGGGGTATGTCTTTTTGTAAAAGATGGATTGATACCTATTAATCCTGAAGAAATAAAAGGGTCATCACAATATGAAACCTTCAAATCTGAAATCAATCCATTTGAACTAGATAAGCTTATATTAAATATTGACAACAAAGAAAAATATACACATATATACAATACTAAATTAGATCAAAAACATAAATTATTTACCAATTTACTCAATTTAATCAAGAATGGAAATCAAGATGAAGTTATTATGGGTATTATAGAAGAAGATAAGTTTGAAAGAAAAACACACAAAGTTAAGAAGATCGTTGGAGTTTTAACAAAACATGTTGTTGGTAAAATTGATAAAGAAAAATTCAAATGGAATAAAAAATTATTGGAAGAGTTTTCTTATAGACTAATCATAAGTGTTGAAAATGGTAATAATATATCAACAATCAATAAGATAATAGATAATGTTGTTAAATTTTCTGATTTAGAGAAAAATACACCTGAAACAGAAATATTCATAAAGTTCTTAAAAGACAAAGAAAAAATGTATGATTCTTTAAGAGATATTTTTATTCGTCAAAGTAATTTCATAAATATCTCCGATGAAATGGAATATAGCTTATACAAAAAAGTAAAAACAACAAAACTTAAAACGACACCATACTATATAACTAAATTATTTGGTCCAGAAGCATCCATTATTTTCAATATAGATGGAAAAGGCGGTGATTGGTGGAATTTGTCTAATGCGTTCAAAGAATTAGGACTCTTACCTGATAATTATGGGAAAGAAATAAAAGAAATTAGAGGAGTTACTGTCGGTCCACGAAGAAAGATATCTTTTATTGGACCAATACAGAGAATAATTCTTTATAAATTATCAGAATTAAACAATGATGAAAAACTAAAAGATAAAAGAGATACTTTCATCAAAGAATATAATAAATATAATATTTTACGTTATGGTGAAAAACACGATGTTTTCACAAACATCACGGATATTATGAAATATTGGAGAAAAGAAGCGGGTGAAGAAAGAGAACGTAAGCAAAAAATAAATCGTCCCGATATAGAACTTGTATTAGAAAGAGTAAAAGAAGAATATGTCCATGAAGATGAAACTTTCGGTATTCTTTTAATATCATTTTCAAATGGAAAAGAAATGAATATTAAATTTTATGGTAGTAAAAATATACATGACGATACAAAAATAGCCTTATTACATCATACGCTTTATAATGGAGATTATGTATTATCAAACATACATGTGGGTGGTAGGAAATTTGTAACTGTAAAAGAATTGTTTGATCATTCTGAACATCATAAAAAATGGATAACTGTTAAAGAAAAAACAGAATTAACAGAAGAGAAAAAAGAAGAACTAAGAGAATTTTATAATGATAAGATTGAAAGACTTGATTATGCGAAAGAATTTTATACAACTAAACTTGAATCTTTAAATTAAATATTATATATTTATATACAATGGATAAAACTGATTATGAATCTATCTCAGATTTAATTCGCGAATGTAAAGCACTAGTAAATAAACAGGTAAAACTAGAAGATAAAAAAAAAACAAATGAGGAACTTTTAAAGTTACTATTAGAAGATGATACATATGAAATAAAAGGTAATAAATCAAATATCCAAAATTTACAAAACGAAAATGAACAAATCAGTGAAAAGATGGAAGAAATTGAAGGAGAAAAAAAAGTAAAAAAGAAAGAAATAAGAGACTTAATTAAAAAAAGACTACGTAAGTTACATGGAGAATTAGAATCTGCAATGTCTAATAATAAATCAAATGAAATATCTAAATATACCGAATTATTAACCAATACTACTAGTAGATATAATGAAATATTAGAGTTAATACATTATAAACAGGTTCACATGAAAACTCTATTTGATTCTTCAGGTGGAGGTAGTAAATTGCGATAATTTTTTTATAACACAAATTAAATAATATTTTATGGAATATTTTTCAATACCTTTCGATGTTTCCCTATTGAAAAATCATATATTAAAAGATCCAATTGTAGATTGGTTTAACATAAAAGAAAAAGAAGACAATAATTATAAAAAAGATAATGATACATTTTATAAAGATTTTATAATCAAAGAATGGAATGAATACAAAAGTAATTTTTTTAATTTTCTAAAAAATAAAGCAAACATAAACATAGATATACAAGAACATACAAGTATAGAAGAAACAAAAAAATTTGTAGAAGAAGGGAAACCTTTGATATTGGGTGCTAAACTACTCTATGATGATATGATTGTCCATACAGATATTTTAATAGATGTACAACTTTTTTCGTATTGTTTTCCAAAAATAAAAAATTACCCTTTACATTCTATCAAAAATAAATATATCATCATCAATTTAAGCTTTTCATCGCTAAATTTAAAAAGTGACCTGAAAGAATGTCTTGATGAAGGATATATACCATATAAGAGATGTTTATTATTTTCTTTCTCTCAATGTTTTTCTAGATACTTTGGATATGAACCTGAGAAATTTATTATAGGGAAAGAATATTACTACAAGAAAACACAATTACCCAAAGATGAATTTATTTCACATGTAATTACAAATGAAAAAACTACATTAAAATTCATACGAGCTTATAATTGGATTAATGTTATAAGGACACAATGGAAAACACTCGCAATAAATGATAAACCATCGCGAAAAGAACTATATCCAAATATGAATATAAAAGATTCTGAATGGGAAAATGAAAAACTAAGGTTGGCTAATCGTATAAAAGAAATCACACTTGTTTGGAATATAAGTTATGAAGAAAGATGTCTTTTTCACCAAAAAAATATATTTTGTTGGGATGACCCTAAGTTACTCTCAGAACTCAAAGAATCAAAAAAGAAAAGTATTCAAGAAAGAATGATACATATGAATAAATGTGATGAAATAATTGTATATCCACGTAAAAACGTTACAAATGCCCTGAGAGAAGTTTTAAAAGAAACGGAAACTAATAATATCTTTTTTGACGTTGAAAGTTTCTTGACAATTGATGAAAAGGTTGATTTTTTTAATGGTGGTGAAGATAAATATGATAATCCTGTTTTAGCTATTATAGGTTTTTATTATAAAAAAGATTTTTATGATTATACAATACAAAATTTTAAAATAGAAAGTGAAAAAAATATAGTGAAGTCTTTTTCAGAAAAATTATGGAATATTTATAATGATTATGGTAGAATAAATATATTTCATTGGGGACATGCCGAATCAAAATATATGGATTATATTCACAAAAAACATCCTGATATAGAATTCCCTGAATATATTTTAGTTGATTTATTAGATCATTTTCGCCTAGAACCCATTATCGTGAAAGGTGTTTTTAAATTTGGAATAAAATCAATAGGCAAAGCTCTTTATAAAAATGGGTTGATCGAAACTACATGGGATGAAGAAAATAACAATGGATTAGATGCTATGATAAAATTCAAAGAAATATGTAAAAAAGATAAAAAAATACCTTTAAAAAGATATTTAGAAATACAAAATATTATTGAATATAATAGAATAGATTGTAAGGTTTTACAAGAAATATATTTTGTACTTAAAAAAAATTATGATTAATTCTTTAGGTTTATTATTCTTTTTACCAATGGTTAATTTATCAACACCGAGGGGTATTATTTGTTCTATAGTTATTATTAATGGAATATTATGTCATACTACTAGATATAATAAAACATATGGATGGGAATATATCAGAAATTATGATATAATATGTAATGTTCTTATGGGTTTATTCATAATCCATCAATCCCGGTATAACCCATACATAATTTATACCATGATACATGCATGTATAATATTTATTCTTAATTATTTATATTATGAACATTATTATTTATTACATATTTTGGGTGTTCAGCTACCTCTTTCTATCGGGACATACCTTTTTTGATTTCTTTTTCTAATGCTTTATTTTTTTTAGTTAAAATTTCAATTATTTTCTGCTGATTTTTAATTATCTTCTCATATTCAATAATTTGTTTTTTATCTATACATTCTTTAGTTACTACGAAAAATCTAGAATTATAAAGGGACTTACCTTCTTTATTAAAATAAGAGATAGTTACATTTTCTGTTTTATTCCCACATTGAATACAAACAGCATTGTCAACCATACGAATATATTCTCCACCATCGTAAAAATATTCTGAACCTTTAAGAAGTGTTATATATTTTACTTTATCTCCACGCTTTAGTTCAAATAAATCTTCTAGTTCTTCACAATTTTCAATTTCTGCTTTAATATATTCTAGATCTTGTGACATTTATGTGTTTATATTTTTTAATATTTTAATTTTATACCACTGAACCGCTTCTTTCATTGATTTTTCATTCAAATAAACATCCAATTGAGGATTTTCCTGCTTATACATTATCAACAAATTAATCGTCTGTTCAAACTTTAACTGCATGAGTTCTTCATTATTCATTTATAAAACAAAGATATTTTTTTTTAATTCGCGAAACGTAAACTAGTTAAACCATTACTTATTCTTAATATATTATAATTAGTAGCAAAAATAGTATCTATACTGACAGAGGATGAAAAATTTAATTTAGAATCATCTAATCTGGAATAATTACAGGTTCCGCTCGGTTGATGTTCTTCAGGATTCAAACAAAAAGAATAAAGGTATATATTCTTATCAAACTTACTATACGAAGCTCTAGAATACTCTCTCCTACCTATAATGTAAAACCTTATGCTTACTCCAACCGATGGTGTTTGTCCATATAAATCAGGTGAAAAACTAACCCTTTTTGTAGTTGCCCCGTTACTATCAGTAAATTCTTCAATTGAACTTACTGTAACAATCTGTGACATAGAATTTTCCAATGCCCTCCATATACTTAATATATCGCCAACTCTAAATGGTTGAAGAGAGGAACTATTATAATCTACATAATTTTGACCTAGCTTTACTTTTATTAGATACTCTGTATCATCGATGCTAGTTGGGGTTGATTTATGTTCTCTTATACCGGAATCAATTGGAACTTCAAGTAAGATAGGTTCTTCATGCTCTTTTACATTATATGAAGGTATATTTGTATGATGTTTAAAAGGTTGTTTCAATGAATAATATTCTTTATGTTGTTCCGACATTCTATCGATACCATTGAGCGTTATATTTATTTTTTCATCTGTAATTTTTGTAGAAGAGGTATCATTTTCAGTCCATAATATTTCTTTTACTGGATGATTTAATGAATTTAATTTAAATTTTTTTGAAGGACTTTGAGATATTGTATCAATGATTTGTAATTGTTCTATAAGGTATTCATGTTCATTTTCACCAAATCGTTTTCTTTCATCTGAGTCTAAAAATACATTATCACACCATACTTCGCACAATGAAGAAATAGAAGGAGAACTATTACGATTTATTTTTGAATTGATTCCCCATTCTATTTTTAAGGTTATATCATGATATTGAATAGAAATAAGAGGTAATGAAAGACCAATATGCCTACAAAACCAAAACTTTAATGGTATTGTTACCGTTGATTGATTATTTTTTGTTTTATTTATAGTATTAAATCCCCCGGTCATGTATCTGTATCCCTCCTTTTTATTACTATCTATTGTTAATTCATCCCAAACTTTCATCCATTCATTCGTATGTCTATCTATTTTTGTTCCACCAATAATTAATTCAACACTTTCTATTAGTTCTGTTCCATTAATACCATTCACTTTTTGAGGACAAACTACATAGATACCATTCAAAAGATCAGCTGTTTTTGATATTTTTACTGATGAATTTGTAACTATGTTTTCTGTCCCTAAATCTCCATCAATTATTTGTTGAACACATTCAATCGCAAAGTTTGTATGTCTTCTATAAACACTTTTAAAAAAAGTTATTTGCGGATTTCCAGTTATATAATTGTCTTGTATACCACTAGCCATGAGTTGCATTATTCCTCCACCCATTATAAATGTATATTAGTATCTATTATTTTTTTTTATTATTTTTATAACGATTAAAAATATTTTTATTAAAGTTTAAAAACATATTTTTATTTTATTTAATATTAATAATAAAGATAAAATAACATGTCAGAAGATGGATGTCTAAGAGATGCTGTTTTCAATACTTTTCAGGTTGTATCTGGAACAGTAGAGGATGCTTTTCCAGGTGGAAAGGGCCTCATGAAAGGTTTAACAGTAGAAAATGACTATGATATTTCTATGGGGAATAATCGCGTAGAAGATGTATCCTTACCTACTGAAGAAACAGATGCGGCCACCAAGTATTATGTTGATAGTATTTTCCCAGCACGTTTTATTGACTGGGTATCTGATGGACCCCCTCAAAATATTGGAGAAAATACAAGCCCTCAATTTGTAAATTTAATATTAACAGGTGGTCTTAAGATAGAAGGATCTACACAAAATGCTGTGAGAACTAATTTAAACGCTATTGATCCAGATCAAGAGAGATTTATTAATCTAGCAAATGCAGATGGAACATTAATACCTTTTGATGCACCATCTACAACTACTATTTCAGCTACTCCCGAAGAACTTAATTTACTCTCAGGAACAGTTCTTGGAACAGCTTCAGCTAATGATATTCTTTCGGTAGATTCAAACAGAAATATAATCGGGCTTCATGATTTAACAATTGATGGAACATTCACAAATGGTACATTAACAATTGATGGAGGAAACGTTACTGGTGTTAATTCAGTTACTGTTAATACTTTTACATTTGAAGGATCTACAATAGATGATTTTGAAACAATTCTTGGTGTCATTGATCCAACAGAAGATAGAACAATTAATTTAGCAAACAGCTCAGGGACACTTGTTCCTTTTTCACAACCATCAACAACCACTATTTCAGCCACCCCCGAAGAACTTAATTTACTCTCAGGAACTGTTCTCGGGACTGCTTCAGCCAATGATATTCTTTCCGTAGATTCTAATCGCGATATCTCAGGATTAAGAAATGTAAATGTTGAAACTCTTAGTGATGGAACAATCACAATTACGGGAGGAAACATCACCAATATCTCTACAATGTATCCTCAAAATGTTGTCTTTGAAGGAACAAGCGATGATAGTTTCCAGACTACTTTCTCTGTAATTGATCCAACAGAAGATAGAACAATTAATTTAGCAAACAGCTCAGGGACACTTGTTCCTTTTTCACAACCATCTACAACCACTATTTCAGCCACCCCTGAAGAACTTAATTTACTCTCAGGAACTGTTCTCGGAACCGCTTCAGCCAATGATATTCTTTCCGTAGATTCAAATCGTAATATAAGTGGACTTCATGATTTAACAATTGATGGGACTTTTACAAATGGAGCTTTTACTTTTGACAGTTCCGGAACATTTTCAAGTAATATTCTTAATACAAACTCTATTAGATTTGAAGGATCAACTGATGATGATTATGAAACACTTCTTGGTGTTAATAACCCTACTGGAGATAGAACTATTAATTTAGCGAATTGTTCGGGAACATTAGTGCCCTTTAGTAATCCCCATTCAACCCCTATAACTGTATCTCCAACAGAAATAAACCATTTAGACAACATAGAATCTAACATTCAAGAACAAATCAATGGGAAAATGGATGATTTTATCATAACTAAAATAAAGAGAGATGTGGTGAGTAGTTATACATATAACTATAATAATTTTACTTCATTAATATTTGATCAGGATGAGGGGTTTGATTTACAATTATTATCTAATAATAGACTTTTAGTAAAAATGATTAATAATACAGCAAGTGTTTGGAGGAACTTAAATATTAATGAAGATGGTGGAACAAATAGTAGCACTGTTACAAGTATTAACCCCGCGGGTGTAGAGAGTTTGACATTTTCAGCGGGTAATAATATAGATCTATCATTCGATACAACAGATGGAAAAAAACTTAAAATAGAGATGGGTAACAATATCTCAGATATTTCTAGTTTAACAGTAGACGGTGAAGATGGGATAAAAGTAAAAAATGGAAATTCTTCACATGGTTTTGTAGAGTTTTATGAAAACTCTGATAATGGAGAAAATAAAATTAAAGTTCAAGGAAATGAACTTACAGAAGATGTCACACTTACACTTCCAAATACAACAGGAAATCTTATATCTTCCGGGGATATAGAAACAATCTCTTCAGATATGTTATCAACGAGTGGAGTTACAGCTGGAGATTATGGTTCATCAACAGAAATTCCAGTAATAAGCGTTGATTCAAAAGGTCGTATTTCATCAGCAACAACATCAAGTATATCAACTGATCTCAATATATCATCTGACACAGGCTCAGATACAGTTTCTCTAGGCTCAGATACATTACAATTCGCAGGTGGAACAGGTATAACTACAAGTATTACTGGTGATACAGTTACACATGCAATAGACGATACAGTAGTTACATTAAATGATACACAAACACTCACCAACAAAACTATCAACAACAGTAGTATATCACTTTCAGAAGGAAATACATTAGATCTTGAAAACGCTACATTATCATTATCCGATGAACAGATTAGTGGTATAAAAATAGAACAAAACACACTAGACATAAACAGGATAAGTCAAATATCTTCAATGAAAATACTTGGTAACACATCTGACAGCCCTTCAAATGTTTCTGAGATCCTTTTATCTGATAATAATTCCCTTAATGATACTGGAACAGTTGTTTCTACACAGTCTGCTATTAAATATTACATTGATTCGGTTGCCAGTGGTTTAGATATAAAAGAATCTTGTATTGTAGGGACAACTGAAAACATTACATTAGATAATACAATAACTGAAATTGATGGTGTAACACTAACGGCCGGCGTTAGAATATTAGTTAAAAATCAAACAACATCTTCTGAAAATGGTATCTATATTTACAGTAATACGGGTTCTTGGGAAAGAGCAAATGATTTTAATTCCAATACAAACGTTACTTCGGGTTCCTTTTCTTTTGTAGAAATGGGTAATACAAATGCTGATTCTGGTTTTGTTGTAACTTCTGATGATATAAACATTGGAACAAATTCAATTGAATTTTCTCAATTTTCAGGCGCAGGACAAATTACAGCTGGAAATGGTATAGATAAAGATGGAAATACGTTAACTATTGATGATACTGTTGTAACTATATCTGGTTTCCAAACACTTTCAAATAAAATTATTACAAATCCCGATATCAATGATGGAACGATTGATGGTGCGACTATAGCAACAAGCGATATTACTGTAGGCTATGAGAAAACACTAGATGTTTCTCAAGGAACACTCACTCTCGCAAATGATCAAATAAGTGGTGACAGCGTTGAAGGGGGAACTATTAATGCGATAACAATTAATACTCTAACATCTACGACAGGAAACATTACAGATATAAATTCTACAAATGTTTATGGTGATCAAATAAAAGGTGATATATTAAAAATATCAGGACAAGGTGAGATAGCTGGTTCAGAAGATGGTAAAGTTTGGAGTATTTCAGTTCCAAACAATACAACAACTGGAACTAGTGTAGACACTAATTTACTTATTAGTAATCAAGGAGTAGGTAGTTTAACCACGGGAGATAGAAATGTTATCATTGGTCCCGCAAGCTCTGAATACGCCCTTACAAGTGGAGATAAAAATATAATTGTTGGTTATAATTCGGGAAGATCAATT